ACACCTGGAGGGAGCTGCTGAAAGTATGAAGTGGCTGCTGCTCTGGATTGTTGCCGTCGGGATTATCATGGCCTGGTTTCACGGCAACGGACCGATTTAACACGAAATGGAAGTGAACCGCTATGGATATGGCTGAGTTTATTATTCCACGAAAGTGTGATATTCCGAACGGAGCATATGGTGTCTGGCAGATTCCGGAGCTGGATATTGTGATTCCGCTTTATCAGGGAGTCGGAGCGAAGAAAACGCAGGATATTGTCGACAAAGAAAACAGCGCGTCGATTCGAAAGTTCGGTGTAGGCCGGATTATCGAAGATCATGCCGACAGCAAAGCGGGCCATGGCATATGGCAGATCGGAAAAGTTACGCCGGATATGGCTGGATTTCTGGTGCTGTCAGATCGGACTGAACGGTATGTCTGCAACAGAGTACAGCGGGCAAAGCGCTATACCAGTTGTTTTACCTGTGACGGAGTCGGCGTTTTCCCTCGATCGGCAACCGATATTCTGTGTGTCTGTTGCGCCAATGCTGACGCCACAGAAGTTTACATCGCAGCGTTTAAATATAAGGGCAAGATGCCTTAAACGCTATTTTCTTTTATGGAGGACATGAAAATGTCTTTTCAAGATTTCTTAAATTTCATCGGATGGAAAGCGTCGACTTTTTGGGGCGTGCTGATCTTTCTGATGTCAATCGGGATCGAGATCATCCCGAAAATCAAGTGGAATCCATGGACTGCACTCTTTAAGTGGATTGGGTCCAGGTTTAATAAACAAATCGATACGAAGCTCGAGACGGTTCGAGGAGAGATCAAAGCCCTGGACAAAAAAGTAGACAGCCTTCAACTGGAGGTCGGTAAAGTCCAGGGCGATCTCACCGACCATATAAAAGAATCTGAAATAAAATCACTGCAGGATATGAGGCGCGACATTCTGAATTTCGCCAATTCCTGTATGACCGGACGCAAACACACCATGGAGCAGTTCGATTTTGTGATTAAGCAGTGCGATGAATACGAAGCCTATATTCAGAAAACTGATACGAAGAACGGCGTCATCGAAGCCGCGATCAAGGAGATCAGGCGGCTCTATGAAAAATGCAGACATGAAAACAGTTTCTTGAAAGAAGGAGAAGAATCATGAAAAACAAAACCTATGATATTCTGAAGTACATTGCGCAGATTGTTCTGCCGGCTCTTGGTGCTCTGTATGCAGCTCTTGGACCGCTGTGGAATCTGCCATACGTTGAAGCGGTTGTTGGGACGATTGCTGCATTTGATACTTTCCTGGGAGCTCTTCTGAAGTTCAGTTCGGATAAGTACTATGCGCAGGGTCGGGATGTTCTCGGTACACTTGCCATTGATCCCGAAAACGAGACCGCAAACTTTAATTTCGATGAGACCAATGCTGAGGATCTTCTGAATGCGAAGACCGCGAAAGTGAAGGTTGAAGTTTACGAGGGAAAGCACGAAGCCGAAAATAAGGCTGAGTAAGCCGTTACGAAAATCAAAATGGAAGTGAGGAGGCCCTAATATGTACAGAGCGTCGACTCCTAAACATATTTTTTATTTCGAATTCGATGCGGAAAAAACATTGAAGAATATTCAGATTACCTATGTACAGAATGGAGAGATTATTCTTGAGAAAACAAAAGATGATCTCTCATTTGAAACCAAAGAAAGATCATGCGGCACTTTGTACGCGGCCTCTTTTTCCTTAACTCAAGAAGAAACAAAACGATTCGGCACAAGTCCGTTCGTATCCGTTCAGGTACGCATGCTGGATACTAACGATCACGTAATCACATCACCAATAATCAGAATGCGTGTCGAAAAAGTGCTTAATGATGAGGTGCTGAAATGAATATTGACGATAGGACGTATAGATTTTTTTTCAAAGAGCTTCAGCCAGGGCTTGATGGCGTAGATGGAAAAGATGGCGTCAGTCCAACTATTGAAATCTCCGAAATTGAAAATGGTCATACTGTTACATTCACTGATGCCAAAGGAACAAAATCAATTGATGTCACGAATGGAAAAAATGGAAAAGACGGCGTCGATGGCGACGATGGATTTAGTCCGACCGTGGATATTGCTTCAGATGCGAACAGTCATGTTGTTACCATTACCGATGCAGAAGGCGCACAATCATTTCGCATTCTCAATGGACTTTCACCTCTGTCCAATACCAATGCGCTTACCAGTTATTTGCTGTCTCAGAATTATGACGATTTGATTATACTGACCGGCGATAGTAGTGCGGAACCGGCGCCGGCCGTTCAGCTTATTGGAAACAGAATTGTTGAAACGACGCTCTCCGCGTCAACAGATTCTGAAGAGAAATGTTTTCTTATTTCCAAATCGCCAAAGTATCTTGAGCATGGTATCAACGATCTCAGCGATGAAGATCTTATCACATTTAACTATGATCATGGCATGAATTTGTACTGCCGAATTTCTGGATACGTTCAGACTATGACAAATACCGCTAGTACTGTTTCGCCGTCTATTATTATCAGTGCGAAACCGAGCAATCAGAGTTCAAGAATTATTACCACCTGCGACTTTAAATGTGGTAGTGGCGGAAATGGAATTGCACAGTTTGGCGATGTTGTATTTCCAGTTGACGATGGTGATTTAAGGCATGAGAGTATTACGCTGAGTGTTGCGGTGCTGGTAAATCTGCATCCGTATTATCAGAATGTTGATTTGACTATCGAATTCTATTTCGGACAGATCGATCTTAACAGTGAGTTGGCGCAGAATGTCAATGTGTTCGGAACATATAACAATAGCATGTATGCCGAAAGAGCTTATCAGAAAGACGATCTGATTGTTCGAAATGACAGACTTTATAAAGCAAGCTGGAATATTGCCAAGGGTAATCGTATGGACTCCGATTATGATATTAAACCGACATCCATTTCCGAGGAACTGAAAGAACTTCGAGCATTGATTCAAGGTTCGTAATGATATTTTACAACGTGAGGAGATGATGACATGATACGAGCTACTACGCCGAAACATACGTTTATATTTGACGTGGATCCAGAAGAAACGTTTGCTGATATTTTGGTCACTTATGCGCAGTCCGGTAAAATTGTTATGGAAAAGCACAAGGCAGATCTGGTATTTGAAAATTGCGAAGATCTGAACGGAAGAAAAAAGTATTTTGCGTCTGTGAAACTTACGCAGGAAGAAACCAACATGTTTCATGCATCTCCGAAAGGCGTTGTCGATATACAGGTGCGGGCGATTACACCGAACGGGGAAGCTTTGGCAAGTGAGATTGAACGTATCTCAGTTCAGAACGTGTTGAATGACGAGGTGCTGACATGCGACTGAATGTTATATTTCGTGAAGAGAACGAGAACATTAACCTTACGAGCAAACCGCTGTCGGAGCTCATGAACGTCAGTTTCAGCGATCTGCAGTATATTGAGCAGAACGATTACGATAAACTTAAAAATAAGCCGATGATTAATTCTGTTGTTCTTAGTGGAGCGATTACTGCAGAAGATCTTGGTCTTGGACGAGTCTATTATGACACAACCGCCGGGTGGAATTCTCAGCTGGGCCTCATCGCCGAAAAAGGCGTTGTTTATATTTACAGCGATTATAAATATATCCAGGATGAAAACGGCAATAATATTCCGGTTGCCGGAATGCGAATTGGAGACGGAACTTCATACTTGATCGATATGCCGTTTGTCTCAGATGCGTTTACTTATCTGCTGACAAAACATGTCTCAGACGCGTCAGCACACGTATCGTCTGCCGATCGAACGTTTTGGAATAATAAAGTTTCAGCATATATTAATCATAGCACAGATGCGGAAAATCTTGTTTTGTCGAAAAACTCCTATGAGCTAAACGGCGAGATTATAAATTATCAGTGAAGGGATGGATGGCAGCATGGCTGAAATTTCAAAAATCACATCTACACAAGGTGTAACATACGATCTTAAAGATACTCAGGCACGTAACGACATTGCTGCGATTCAGGCGGCTATTTCCGGCGGAGTTACGTTTATGGGTCAGACCACGACAGCGCTTACAGATGGGGCTACAACGAAGTCGATTACAATTAACAGCGCTTCTGTTACGGCCGTCAAAGGCTATCTGGTTGTGTATAACAGCAAGGAATTCGTATTTGATGGTACGAAATGGATTGAGATGGGTGATCTCAGTCTGATCGGCGATCTCGGCTGGAAAGACAGTGCTTCTGGCAGCTTTACTCCGGCGGGGACCGTATCTCAGCCTAATTTTACAGGAAATGAAATGACCGCTACTGGGAAATTTACACCAGCAGTCACTGTTAGTCTTAGTTTGGGGGATACTTCAAGTACTGGAAGCGTTGGTGTTGTCAACGAAGTAAGCGCTTCTTTTTCGGGTGATTCCGCAACAATTAAGCCTAAAGTTACAGCTGCCGGAACGGTTACTATCGCCAAAGGTACTGGAACTGCAAACTATACACCCGAGGGCAGCGTTGCCGCGCCTACGATCAGTGTTAAAACGGCGGGATCTACGGCTAGCGTAACGCCCTTCGGCGGTCTTGGTACGCTTCCGACTTTTGCGACAAGGGTTACTGGAGAAACTCTCACTTTTGAATTCGACGAGGGCGTACTTCCAACGCCTGGGACAGCCGTGACCGTAAAAACTGGAGATGCCGCATATCAGGCAAGTGCTCCTGCGTTTACGGGAACCGGCGCTGAACTGAAAGCTACATTTACCGGAACTGAAGTGACTGGATCTGCGTCATACACGCCCACCGGTTCCGTTTCGACGGCTGTTGGTAAAAAACATCTTAGCGCGACATCTAGTGGAACCGAGGGGACCATCTCCGTAAAAGGTACTCCGACTGGTACAGTTTCCAAACCTACTTTTACTGGCACTGCTGGTACTGTCACGGTGTCTTGATCGAAGGTGTTAGCTTATGGCTGATATCTCTAAAATTAAAGCGACGGATGGAATAACGTATGATCTGAAAGACACTGTCGCCAGAAGAGTACACGATCCTGAGCCTTTAGAAACGAAGACCTACACAAATGTCATTGCTACAGCCAATGATAACAATGGAGCTGGATTCTTTTATTTAAAGGTTCGGGCGGATGATTTTACAGACTCTTACTGGCATATTAAAACTCGAGTTAAAGCCAGCGTTCCAGGAAATGTTAACTATCACACGGATACGACATTTGATCTTTGGGGATTTCAGAATACATATTCTTGGTTTTCTTGTGTGAACCGGATTCGCTCAACATCTTATCGACCGATTTATTACAATTCATATTTTCGAGTTAGCAGCGCCGGATATGATAACGGCTGTGGCGCCTGGATCGGATTTAATTTATGGTATTCTGCACATCCAACAACCGCAACACTAAAGCGAGAAATAACAGTCGAACTTTTGGCATATGAGAATTGTACCGTCGAATTACAAGATGAATTGATTACCCCGACGAATATACCGAATCGCGCAGCCCATACTAACTGGTATTCATCAACAAACACATCATTTGATAATTTTGATGCAAGCAGTTATGGACTTAAACAATCCGGAGATAATAACACAACTAGCATTTCAAACTTGTATTTATATAATGGTCATTATCGTGCCGATAGTATTTTGTATCGATATGAATTATTATTTCAAACAGATGAAGACACATTAACGCCATTGAATAATGTATCCGCCGGAAATGATTCCACAACAAAAACAATGCTGACTGATGTCGAGTTTGATCCGTTTGGACGCATTTATTATTATAATACTACAACTACAGTAAATCCAGGAGCAAATATCAGCGCCGGCGCATTGTATTGGAGTTTATCAGGACTAGATCTGCGATACACATTTAACTGCGGAACTACGCTTACTGCACATAAACCGTTTTATCTTGTAGTTACTCCGACTGGCGATGGTAAGTGTAAAATAGCGAGCAACAGTCCATGGGCACAAGAGTTGCCGACAACAAACGACGGCAAATGGTATATTCTTCTCGGCCGAACGTATAGTACTTATCAGATGGCTTTGCATTCAGAACATCCTGTATATTATCATGACGGCACAAGAATCTGTTATTGTACAAAAGATCATTTGAAGCTTAAAGCAATCATAAACACTCTTACAGATACATTTGTCGATGCTTTGGATAATCATACTGCAGGCTATGAAGGTCTTGCGTTTAAAACCGCTTCTGGACGCGTTGTTACATTCGATACCCGCGACCTAGATTGAATTGAAAGGAGCCGTGATTTATGGCTTTTGATATATTAGAGAGCATCCGCCTAGATATGAAGGATTTGAATGCCATCACCGTCAATGCGGTTCAGTATGATAATGCCAGACGGATAAAAGCTCAACTGCTTAATGGCAGCGAAACATGGCCTGTTCCATCAGACAATGTAAAAGCCGTTGTTTCGTTTAAGAAATCAGATAATATCGGTGGTTTTTATGATGTTACTGATCTTGGCGAAGACGCGGTTTCTTATGATTCAGATCGGAGCATTATTTATATCAGGTTTGATGTTCAGGTGCTTACTACTGTAGGAAATGTCGATGTTCAAATTAACTTTTATCAGAACAAACAAAGAATTTCTGCATTCGCATTTCATGTAAATGTTGAGGCGAGCGTCATTCGCAGCAATGAAGTATCATCCAACTGGCTGTTTCATATTCTGAGTCAGGAGATAGCAGACACACTTACTGTCGCAACTACGCCGGCAGCAATGACAGCATGGCTGAATGAGAATATTAAATCGACCGTTAGGCAAGGTGCATATGCAATTGATGATTCGCTTACCTTGCCAAAGTATGCGGCCGATGCCGAAGCTACCGGTAAAATGGTTGTTGTTTCAGATCAAAATCCGAATCGGACGGCGAATAAAGTCTGGGTAAAGAAGACTCCTGCCGAAATTCAGATTCCGACAATGGATGATATACAGAGCATAAGAGATGAGATAACGCAGCTGCGACAATTAATTCAAAGTACTTCGTCTGGAAACTAAAGATTAATAATAGCCGCTAATTCTTACAGCGGCTATTTTTTTTTGTACCTCGTAAAAT